TACAAGTTCCTTCTATTGGTGTTTCAGCAGATGGATTAACTAATTCATATACGGGAGACGGAACAAGTGGTATCTACATATTCGGAGCACAATTAGAAGAAGCAAGTTACCCTACTTCGTACATAAACACACAAGGTACTGCCCAAACGAGGTTAGCAGATGTTTGTAGTCAAACTCCTCCAGATGGTGTTATAGGACAAACAGAGGGGAGTATTTTTATTGAGTTAGATGTTAATAGTAGAGTTTTATCTTCTTCTTGGGCATTTAGTTTAAATGATGGAACTACATCTAATTATATTGGTTTAAGGAGGTCTGGTGGTGCTGAATTTTTTGCACACATAAATGTAAGTGGAACAACAACTGCATTAATATCAACTGGCATTACAAATGGAAAAAATAAAATATCAATAGGTTATGCATCTAATGACATAATCGTTTATGTAAATGGTGTTAATGTTGGAGGTGATACATCAAGTAATATTCCAACAACAAGTGATTTACAGATTGGTAATTTAATATCTAATAGAACTTTAGAAGATTCTGTTTCTGGTTTTAAACTTTACAACACAAGATTATCAAATAGCGAATTAGCAGCATTAACAACAATTTAAATTTTAATTATGAAAATAGGTAAATACGAGTATAAAGACCAAAAAACCGCAGAAGCTAAAATAAAAGCTTTAGGCGTAGCAACTGACGAAAACGGTAACGAATACCCAACGCACAAGCATAGTATCGTTAAACTAGGTCATATTGTCTTAGAACAACCTGAACTTGATGAAGATGGTGAGATTATCAAAGAAGCCGTATTAAGTGAAAACTATCATTTAGATGTTGCTTGGAATGAAAAAGAAATAACAACCATTGAAGAAGAAGCAATTCTTGATGATGATGGAATGGTAATAACTTCAGAAGTTACTTCAATTGATCATCCTTATGGTTGGAAATCAGCAAGCGTTGATTTAGAAACAAACGGCGTTCATTCATTTTTTGGAATTGATTATTTAGCGCACAAAATATAACTTATGGCAAATCCAACTTTGGCGATGATTCCAAGTGGGTACAAAGCCGGAAAAGTTTATTCTGTTTTACCGGTTAATGGGGATGGTGATTTTTCAACATTTACAAGGGCTAGCCAAGCAACGCGCTTAAATAACGCCGGTTTTATTGAAACCGTTGACGCAAACGTGCCGCGTTTAGATTACACAAACGGAGGTTGCCCGGTTTTATTATTGGAAAATCAAAAGGTTAATAATTTAACGTATTCGGAAGATTTTAACAATTGGACAAAATTAAATATTACTGCGGCAACAAATACAACAATGTCACCAAACGGTGATTTGTCAGCGGATACAATAACAAGAAATTCAACAGCGGCATCATACGTGAGTAAAACGTTTGCAAAAGAAGATGAAGATTCATTTGAAATGACTTTGTCAATATTTGTAAAAAAAAATGTTGGCGATTTCTTTGCAATGAGGGCGCAAGGAACTTATCCCAATAGGGTTGATACTTTATTTCAATTTAGTACTGAAACATTTACATCATCAGAAGCGGGAAATAATTTTTCATTTATAAGCGCATCATTTAAAAAATATGCCAATAACTGGTATCGTTTAGATGTTTCTTTTGAAACTGATGAAGCCGCAACATTGACATCATTATTTTCGCCAAGAAGTGTAAGCGGTTCTGTTGATAGTAATGATAGTGTTGCAAATTCAAGCGTTTTTATTTGGGGCGCCCAATGTGAATATGAAAATTTAAGTTCATATATTAAAACAACAACGTCAGCACAAACGAGAATAAAAGAAATTTGCAAAGATAGCGGAAATTCTGTTTTATTTGGTGGTAACGGATCAACAATGTTTGTCGACTTGCAAAAATCTTTTAAAGATAAAAGTAACGGTCAAATATCAATTTCTGACAGTTCAACTTCAAACAGAGTGGTTATTGGCAAACAAACTAATAACTCACAATTTAAGTTGTTTATTTCAAGGGATAATGGGAATATTGTTGCTGAAATAACAACAAACATTGATTTTGATGTCAGAAATAAAATCGCCATTTCTTGGGAGGTTAACAATTTTAAATTTTATGTAAACGGCTTTTTAATACATACAGATACAAGCGGAGGGATTCCAATTAATTTAAACGCTTTTGCATTTAATGGAAGCAATCAAAGTTTGTTTAATTTTTTCGGTGAAATAAATCAAGTACAATATTACAATTCAAGTTTACAAAATTTAGAAATTGAAAAATTGACGTCTTACAGTTCATTTCAAAAAATGGCTGAATCACAACTTTGTATTGTCCAATAATTCGAATTTAATAATAAATAATAATTCGTATATTTACAAAAAATTAAATAACATTAAAATTTTTATATAATGGCTACAACTGGAGTATTTAACGGAACTAATTTATTGCTAAAAGTAGAAGGAGCAACAATTGGTCACACAACAAGTTGTTCACTTTCTTTGTCAATGGACACACCGGAAGCGACAACAAAAAATTCAGCGGGATTTTCTGAATATATCGGCGGTGTAAAAGGCGGCGAAATATCTTTCGAAGGTTTGGTTGCTTATGATGATAGCGCAAACGCGATTGAAATGGCTGATTATCTTTTAGCTAGAACTCAATTAACTTGTGTATTTGGAACGGCAGAAGCGGGTGACGCAATTTATACGGCAGAAGCGTTTTTATCAAGCGTTGAAATGTCAGCGGAAATGGAAGCGGCGGTAACTTATAGCGGTTCACTTACAATTACCGGAGCAATAGTAAAATCAACTAACTAATCAACATTAGTTTTTTATCATAAAAAAGCCGCCGTCTATTTTTAGGCGATGGCTTTTTATTTTTATTAATCAAATCTTTTAAAATGACAAACAAAAAAAGAGGTTATATTGATATAACCGTCGACGGCAAAAAAAGAACTTTACATTTTTCAATGAACTTTTGGGCTGAATTTACCGAACAAATGGGCGTATCACTTCAAGACATTGGAGGCGTGTTTGAATCAGGTATTTCCCTAAATGGTTTACGATCATTGATTTATTCTGCGGCATTGGCCAACGACTTAGAAAACGGCAATGAAGTTGATTATAACATTTATACTGCCGGAACGTGGCTTGATGATATAAGCGCCAAAAAAATCAATGACATTGTTGAAGCAATGATGGAATCTAAAATTTTAGGTAATTCATTAAATAACCAATCAAAAGGAGTGGCAAAGCCGAAGCCGTCAAAGAAACAATAAATTTTGAAACTTTAACCGATTATTATATTGGGCAAATTGGAATTTTGCCTGATGATTTTTGGCGGCAAACGTGGCGTGAAAACGGTTTAATAGCGGAATCTTATCATAATAAGGTGAATTTAAGTTGGGAACAATCAAGATATGTTTCAACAATGATTTACAACGTTAATTGTCAAAAGAAATCCCAGATGTTAAAACCGGAACAAATGTTTCCTTTGCCAATTGATAAATTAAGAAAACAAAAAAGAGATATTCCAAAATCAACGCGTCAAGAAATGGAAGCGTTTGAAAATAAATCACAATCAATGACTAATAAAAAGACGCAAATTTAAAAGCGTCTTTTTTTTTGTATTTTTGTTTCAATTACATCCTATATTATGGCAAATCAAAATTTAAAAGTAAATATCACCGGTGACAGTTCAAAACTGTCAAACGCCCTTTCATCAGCATCAGGAAAACTTCAAGGATTTGGCGCAAAAATGAAATCTGTTGGTAAATCAATGACAACATCATTAACGTTGCCTTTGGTTGCGGTTGGTGCGGCTGCGACAAAAATGGCTTTTGACTTTGATAAGTCAATGACGTCAATACAAGCGCTTGTTGGCGTTTCTGCGGACAAGGTGGCTGAAATGGGTGAAGCTGCAAAGAAAATGGCAGTTGATACCGGTAAAAGCGCAAACGAAGCCGCAGAAGCGTTGTTCTTTATTACTTCGGCCGGATTAAGGGGTTCCGATGCTATGGATGTTTTAAATATGTCTTTAAAAGCGGCGGCCGTTGGCTTGGGTGACACAAAAACAATTGCTGATTTATCAACTTCTGCAATGAATGCTTATGGTTCTGAAACATTAGGCGCATCAGATGCAACAGATATTTTAACCGCGGCGGTTCGTGAAGGTAAACTTGAAGCGTCAGCGTTGGCCGGTGCAATGGGCGGCGTGATTCCGTTAGCATCAAATATGGGTGTATCATTTGACCAAGTTGGTGCGGCAATGGCTGCAATGTCAAAAACAGGAACCGATGCGGCAACCGGTGCGACACAATTAACGGCAATTTTAGCATCATTAAAAAAACCAACTTCCGAAGCCGAAGCGGCATTTGCTTCAATGGGTATGTCAACCGAAAGTGTTCAAAATTCACTTAGTGAACAAGGCCTTTTGTCAACTTTAGAAATGCTTCAAAACGGTTTAAAACAAACCGGTCAAGATACAACGGCAATATTTCCAAATATAAGGGCTTTAAAAGGTGTTTTAGATTTAACGGGCGCCGGATTAGAAGATAATAGAAAAGTATTTGATGCGTTAACCAATTCAATGGGCGCGACTGATAAAGCATTTGAAAAAACATCAGAATCGGCATCGTTTAAAATGACTCAAGGACTTAACGCAATGAAATCATCATTGTTAACTGTTGGACAAGTTATATTGACGGCAGTTGCGCCCGCAGTTCAAAAAATTGGCGCATTTTTTACGAGTTTATCAGAAAAATTTCAAGCATTATCACCTACAATGCAAAAAATAATTGTTGCCTTTGTTGGTATTGTTGCGGCATTAGGGCCAGTTATTGCTATTTTAGGAACTTTAATAACATTGGCGCCCGCAATTGGTGCGGCGTTTACTTTAATGATGGGGCCAGTTGGTTTAATTATTGCCGGATTGACTGCGATTGCAGTTGTAATTTATAAAAATTGGGCGGGTATTAAAAACGCACTTATTAAAGTTGCGAACTACTTTATAGAATTATATAATAACTCACTACCAATAAAAATTGCAGTCAATGCAATAATTCTGATATTTAAAACCTTTTTAGCCGTTGGAAAATTTGTTATTAAATCAATTATAACTGTTTTTAAATTCTTTGGAAAAGCCGCGATGGGAATTTTGGGAAGTGTTGGCGATATCTTGATGGGTATTTTCACCCTTGATATAGGTAAAATAAAAAGCGGATTCAGCGGGATCGGCGATGCAATGAAATCAAGTTTTTCAAGCGCGATTGATGGCATAAGAGCAAACGCAAGTGAATTAGGCGGGACAGTTGTTGATAATTTTAATGATGCTATAAATTCAAAAAAAATAGCTAAAATAAAAGTTGAAGCCGAGGTTGTAAATGATGGCGCCGGAACAACATCAACAGTTGATCCAAGTGCTGCCGGAGGCGGCCCAGAATCTTCTGGAACTGATTTTGTTGTTACACCGGTTTTAGATCCAGAAGCAACATCAAAATTAAAATCCATAAGCGATGAAATAAACAAGGCCTTAATTACAAATGATAAATTATCTTACGAGGCAAGAAAAGCTGAATCAACTAAATATTATGATGATTTAATTGGCAAAGTTAAAGAAGGTTCAGAAAAGGAAAAGGCATTAAAACAAGCTAAATCAGCGGCATTAGCTACAATTGAAAGTGAAGAACAAAGCCGAATTTTAGGTTTAAAACAACAGTTTGCTGATGCTACCAACGCAAGTGAAGAACAACAAAAAGGACTAGAGGTCGAAAGAATAAAATCAAAATTTGCCGAGTTAAGACAATTGGCTATTGATAATAATTTAATGACCGCCGAACAAGATGCGGCATTTAATACGGCACAAGCAGAAGCCGAAGCCGAAGTTTACGAAGAAAAAAAGGCGCGTTTTCTTGGTTTTACAATGTCAATGACAGAGGCACAAGAAATGATGCAATCGGTCAATCAAGGGATTTCAAGTTCTTTTGGTGCGTTGGGTGGTGCAATTACAAACGCGTTTGGTGGTGCGGATTCAGCAATGGGCGCATTTGTTGGAACTATGGCAAAAGATGCTTTAAAAATTGTCGCTAATAATTTAAAAGTTTCAATGTCGAACGCTATATCTGGGGCAACCGAATCCGCGAAATCATTTGGGCCGGCTGCGGCTTTTATGTTGCCGGCATTAATAGCGGGGACAACTGCATTAGTTTCATCATCATTTTCAAAGTTTGCTGATGGTGGTATTGTTAGCGGCCCAACAATGGGCCTTGTAGGTGAATATCCGGGCGCGCGTTCAAATCCGGAAGTAATAGCGCCATTAAATAAATTACAAGGAATGATTGGCGGCTCAGGAGGTGCAACAAACGTAAATGTTGGAGGACAAATTAGATTAGAAGGTCAAGATTTATTGATTGCAATTGAAAGAGCGACAGAAACAAGCGATAGAATTTCGTAACAAAATATAAAAATGGCATACGGCGTAAAATATAGATTAGAATTTTCTGATGTTTTAGAACACGGAAAAAAAGTTGAAATATTAAAAAAGAATTATACCGGTGAAGTTTTGCCAATGGTAGGAACTCAAAGCCCGGTTGTAATTCAATGGCAAGCGTCAGACGATTTTTACAAACCAATAATAGGTTCAAAATGTACTTTAAATTTAATGGTAACGGACACCGTTGCGTATGATGATTTTTACAAATTTGACGAACGTGAATATAAAGTTGTTGTTTCATATATAAAAGAAGATTCAGAAGGTTATGCTGATCGTGTTATGGCTGACGGCGGAACTATTGAATCATTAAATTGTGTAAATTCTATTTTAAACAATGCAACAAGTGGATATGAAATTTATTGGAGTGGTTTTCTAGTAGTTGATAGGTTTATTGAAAAACTGCAACCAAAGCCGTTTAACGTGTCTTTTAATGCGTTTGATGGTTTGGGTACACTTGACAATTTTGAAGCGCCTTTAAGCACTAATTACACACCATCAAACCCAGTTTATTTATCAGATGCAGAAAGAATATCAACAATTTTGGCGCATCTTAATTTAGATCTAGATTTATGTTTTATAAATGATATAAGCGCGGTAAAAATTGCGGGAAATCCAACAAATAGATATTTTCCTAATACCGTTTCAATATCTCCGGGATTTAATGAATTAGTTAATGGTTATGAAATACCTAATTCAAAAAATCAATTAGAAGATTTACTTAAAACCTACAATATGCGGATTTATCAATCCAATAATAAATGGTATATAGTTGAAGCAACTAACGTTTTTGATGTTGATGTAAAAGATAGTATATATAATCAGTTGCAAAACTCCGGTGTTGTGCCTACAAATATAAGACAGCAAATTACAAACGTTTTAAACATAAAAAACGACGAAGATTTAAGAGTTTATAATTATAATTCAAGCGGTGTTTTTCAGTCAGAAACAAAAGAATCATTTTTGATTAAAACTCCAGTAAATTTAACGCCATTAAAAAAGAATTTAACTAAAGAATTTATTCAACCTTTGGCAAGTGTCAAAACCGAATCAATAGATGCAAACTTTACACAAGCGGGATTTAATGCCGGTTTTGAATATGGTTTAAATGGTTATACTGTTTTTAATAACTTTGCAGAAATTGCAATTGATGAAGTTGTAGCACAAGGTAATAAATCAATGAAATTAAGTTCTGCGGCGCCATTAACAGGACAATCAAATTGCTTTAGTCCTGACAATATTGTTATTGACGATTTTAATAAAATTGTAAATTACAAATTAAATTGCGAGTATTTTATTAAGTGTAATATTCAAGACAATGCAACAGCACCTGCGGCGAATATTCAATTCAGAATTAGAATAGAACTTCAAGGATCACCGGGTAATTATCACGAATGGAATTTTAATGATAAAATTTGGATTTATCAAACATTACAAAACAATTCAATAACTCATTCAGAGTTTAACCAATTTGAAAGTTTAAAAATTGATTTCACAAAAGAGGGGATAACTTGGGTTAATGTTGGCGCCTCGGTTTTGAGTATAATAATACAAAACACAACAACACAAAACACGTTTTATGAAACAACGTATTTTGACAATTTAGAAATTTTAAACACTGAATTAGAAACGGCAAATTCTGTGTCATTAGAAAGCGTAATTAATGACGGTAATTTTAACACATTTAAAAAACAATACAAACGTTACAACACAAGGTTCACAAACAGAACAGATGCGTTTGTAAGATCACGCGACAATTATGGAACGTTTCAAACGAATAATAAATTTAAAACATTGTATGATCTTGAAAATCAAAATATTGCAAATGATTATCGTGAATTTGTTTTAAGATATGAAGGTTCATTTAGGAACTTAGAAATAAAACCGTTAGCATTTAGCAATAAAATTTGGTTTAATTGGTCGGCTACTGATTATGATTTGCAAACAAGCATCATTGACCGAATGACTTACAATGTTAAAAATGCTGAATATAAAATAAAAGTACACATTCCAAACGATGATGATGATGTTACTGTAATAAATACAATAAGTTAAAGATTTTTTTTTGTTTTGTTTGTCAGCCGTCGTTTGTCTTTATTGATTTGCGGCGGTTTTTTTTGTTATAATGTTTTTTTTATTGAAAGTTTTTTTTTATTTTTGCATCAAATAAACAATTAAAAAATATGTTTGAACAACACTTCAAAGGCGAAATGAAACGCTTAAAATTAAAGCGTTACGAGGTTTGCGGTTTACTAAATTGCACAATGCCAACATTAAAATCACGATTAAAAAATCCGAAAACATTTACTATTGGCGAAGTGCTATTGTTGCAGCGAAATGAATTTAGTTTGGGACAAATAACAGAAAACTTAAACATTTAAAAACAACTATATGAAAACAATTAACATCAAAGGAAAAGATTACATTACAGTTAACGAACGCCTAATTTATTTTAGAAGTCAACCAAAATTTGAAGGTTGGCAAATTAGCGAAACAATCGTTTCGATTGATGACAAAGAAGGAATTTTTAAGGTGACAATATTAAATCAAAAAGGATTTGAAATTGCATCATCACACGCCCAAGAATACAGAGATTCTAGCTATATTAATAAAACATCATTTGTTGAAAACGGGTTTACTTCTGCATTGGGCCGCGCCTTGGGTTATTTAGGTATCGGAATTGACACGTCAATCGCATCAGCTAATGAAGTACAAAACGCCGTTAAGAATCAAACAACGGCGCCTAACGATGATAAGAAGTGGTTAACGGAAGCGCAATTGAACGCCACGTTAAAAGCTACTAAAGATCAAGCGGAAAAGGTTTTAAATACCTTTAAAATGAAAAAAGAATATAAAGAAAAAATAGTAAGTAAGTTTAATTTAAAATAAATAAAAATGAGTATTGACAAAAAGTATGAACATCAAAACGGAAACGGAAGTTTATTTAAGAACACAAACAAAACTTCTGACAACCAACCGGAGTATTCGGGAACTATCAAACTGCAAGATGGCAGCGAACAACAAATTGCGGCCTGGGTTAAAGAAGGCGCAAAAGGAAAATTCTTTTCATTGAAATTAAGTGATCCTTATGTTAAACAAGAAGCGGCCCCGGTTGCAGAAGGCGGTGATGATTTACCGTTTTAATTAATAAATGACATTCAAAACAAATGGCGGTTCCTTCGGGGATCGCTTTTTTTTTACATTATTTTAAAAATAAATTGTTTATTATTTGTTTATAACTAAAATAATATATATCTTTGAAGTGTTGCAACGAAGCAACCAAACAAAACAAAGCATTATGAAAGTATCAAAAATACAAATAGGAATTTACAAAGTAGTAGACGCTCAAGGCACTTGGATTGCTAGGTTTAGTGGTACGTGTTGGGCAGCTTACGACTGTGACAACGACGATGACACTCATAACGACAATAACTGGGGCGTATCATTCAAGACGTTTAAAGAACTGAAAGCTTATTCACAATCTTTTTTAAATAACTAAAAACAACCCGGGCCGTTAACGCGGCCCTTTTAATTTAAACACTATGAACATTGAAACACTTAAATTTCTGCAATATCGCATTGAAGCGATGGAAAACAAAATCGAAAAATTAAACGGTATTATTCAAGAACAAACCGATCACATTTTAAACGAATGTTAAAACTATGAAAACACAATTTGACATTAATAAAAGAAATGATTTTGTCACTTACGTTGGCGGTAGTATTAGCAAATATTTAACAAAAGGTAAAAAATATCGTTTAACGTGTTCGCCGTTTAGAAATAGAATTGCAATAATTAATGACAATAAAGTAAGAATGAACACATTAAAAAAATATTTTATATTATGAAAACACAATTTGACACAAATGAAGTTTATCATTCATCACCCGGAATAAGCGCATCAGGCCTTAAAACAATACACAAAAAATCTGTTTATCATTTCTTAAAACAAAAGCCATTTGAATCATCCGCAATGGCATTAGGTTCAGCGGTTCATTGCGCTATGTTAGAACCCGAACTTTATTACAAGGATTATCACATTATGCCAAAGATTGACCGGCGCACAAAAGCCGGAAAAGAAGCGTTTGAAATCGAATCAACAAAAGCAGAGGGAAAATTGCTATTAGGTTTTGACGAACATAATAAAATCACAAAGATTTTAGATAATTTTAGAAATCACGATTTGGCACAAAAATATTGTCAAGGCGAAATTGAATTGTCACACTATAAAAAACACGATGATGTTAATGTTCGTATTCGTCCAGATGTTTTAAACCGCGTTGAAAACTTTATTTCGGATGTTAAAACGTGCCAAGATAATTCACCGGTTGCATTTCGCCGCGATGTTTATAAATATGGCTATCACTTACAATGCGCCTTTTATTCTGATATGTTGGGCGTTCCGGCTGAAAACTTTCGTTTTATTGCCGTTGAAACTAATTGGCCGTTTTCTGTTGAGGTTTACGCATTAAGCGATGAAATGATTAAACAAGGCCGTAAAGGTTGGCAACGCGCTTTTAATGATTGGAAAATATATGTTGAAACCGGAATAATATCTGGTTTTATTTGGAATGAATTTAATAATGATGGCTCTTTAATACTATAAAAATGACTTTAGAAAATTTAATAAAAAACGTAAATAATTACTACAACGTTGACATTCGTGAAAACTCAAGGCAAAGGGATATCGTAATGGCCCGCGCTGCATTTTATTGGTTGGCGCGAAACACAACGAGGTTTTCAATGAAAGTTATTTCTGATGCTGTTGGCCGGGATCACGCTTCTGTGATTCATAGCTTAAAAAACATTAATGATTGGATTCGATTTGATAAAGTATTTAATCAAAGATTTGAAAGTTTGAAAAAACTTGTTTTTAATGAAATAAATGATTATACTATCAGCGCCGAATCAATGGTTTATAAATATAATTCACTTTTGATTGAAAACGATATATTAAAAAACGAAAATAAAAAATTAAAAAATGGCGTTAGAAATTAAAGTAAAAAAAACAAAAAAAGATTATTATAAATTAACGTTTATTTCGGATGATAAAATATTTATTGGCGAATTTGAACGCTCTGAAATTAGAAATATTATAGGCGTTTTGGATAACGAAATTTAAAAATGGCAAAAGTAAATCCATATCAAAAATATTTAAAAGGTGAAGATCAGCTTCAGCGGGCCGTTATTAATTATATTTCAATGCAATATCCGAACGCTATTTTTACACACCCAATGAATGAAGGCAAAAGAACGCCATTCGAACAATACAAAATGAAGTATCTGGGCGCAAAGCCCGGAATCCCTGATTTACTGATATTTACGCCTAACAAAAATAACGGCGGTTTAGCGATCGAATTAAAATACAAATATAATAAACCTACACCAAATCAAATAAAGTGGCTTAAATGGCTTGAAAACTGCAACTGGGCGGTTGATTGGCATAATAATTTCGACGATTGTATTAACACTATAAACAAATATTTTAATAATGAAATTTAAAAGTTAAAAAAATGAAATATAAAGGAGTTTATTTTGATGATTCAAATCAAAAAATTAGGTGGACACAATCCGATTCGGATAAAATTGCAGTTACTTATCACTATGTAGGCACATCAACGCGTGTTGAATTTGATTTATTGATTGAATTGCTATGGTTTAAATATGAAGATTCTGAAATTGATATTAATGAACTAAAAAAAATATTTAATGATTTGCGATCGTTTTGTGATAATGTGAAATATAATCACATTTTATAAAATATTGTTTTACATTTGTAAAGTTGAGTTGCGGCAACACTAACTTTTTTCAATACCCTATTGATGACGCGCCCGCAACCGCTGATTTGATAGGGTTATTTTTTTACTATGGACATAAACAAAATATATAAACCAAAGAAATTTGAAAGGTTTACAATCGTGCCAAACACTATATTCAGGCATAATGGAATTTCATCAAGCGCAACCGGATTATACTGTTGGCTTTTTTCGCACGAGGCAAAAACAGAAATGACCGTTCAGTTTATTTGCGGCCATTTTAAGGATGGAAAAGATGCCATCAATACACGTTTAAAAGAACTAATAAATTGCGGGTTTTTAGTACGTAAAGAAATAAGAAAATTCGGAAAATTTGCCGGTTATAATTATTATCTAAATGACAAACCTAAGAAGGTAAAGCTCACCGCAACGGGAAAAACCGCAACGGTGAAAACCGCGGCGGTTAAACCGGGTCCGGTAAATCCGCAACAAAGTAATACTAATATAAACTATATAACTAAAGAAATACTAAAAGAAGAAATACCCACAAAATCGAAAACGCCAAAATACAATTCAACCGTTTTAAAGGCGTTCCCGCATTTTGTAGAATTATTCCCAATTCAATATAAACCCAAAACACAAAACCAAAAAAACCGATGGTTGGATTGTCTTGACAAAATCCAAAGAATTGATAAATATGATTTGCGCGATGTTTACAATATCACAAAGTTTTTGCGTGCCGATGATTTCTGGCAAACTAATTTCTTAAGTATTTTAAAATTTAGAAATTTAGACAAAAACGGCATTAAATATATTGATCGTTTTATGTTAATGCAAAAGTCAAAAACAAAACCAATAGGATTTCAAAAAGTAAAAGGATTGAATGAATTTTATATATATACAAGCGCTGCGGATGGAAAACAAGAATTAGGCGCCAAAACAAAAGGCGGTGAACTATTTGAATTTCATTTAAAACAATTAATGCAAACCAATGAATTTAATGAACTAAAAACTTATATAATAAAAAATCAATAGTATGATGCAAATAAATGAAATATACACGTTAGACATTCACGAACAAAAGATTGTTGAATTAGTAGCTGAAATGCGCCAATCTAACAAAGAAAAAACCGGATGGGATGGTTCAGGCCGCGTTGCTGAATTTGGAGGCGTTAATTTAAACGTTTTTGGTTTTGGCGCTGAATATATATTTTGTCGTGAAAAAAACACGTTTCCGGATTTTGAAATTAAAAATACTTCAAAGCGTCAAAAAACAGATGATTATGATTGCAATTGGCTTTCAATGTCCGTTGACGTTAAGACATCACAAAAACAATTCCCGCTAATGGTTCCTAAGTTTAACAAATGCGATGTTGATTTGTTTGCTTTTTTTGTTTGTGAAAAGTATCCAAACTATCAGTTCAAAGGATATGCAACAAACGAAATGTTATTTCAGGAATCTAATTTAAGACAAACCCGAGTAATGGCGTATTGCTTAGATCAAAACAAATTAGTTAATGAAGATGAACTTTTATTTTTAAAAAACTTGTAATAATTAAAAAAATATTTTTACTTTAGCCAAAACAAAACTATAACAAATGAAAACTTTTAACGATTTTAATATTGATGTCGGTAATAAGTCAACCGGCAAAATCAAAACACAATGCCCACAATGCAGCGCAACACGTAAAAACAAACGCGATAAATGTTTGTCTGTTGATTTGGATCAGGGTTTATTTAATTGTCACAACTGCGGATTCAGCGGCACTACAAAATTTCAAAAGAAACCCGAATATATAAAACCCGAAAAAATAAAAGTAAATCTGACATCGCGAGTTGTTGAATGGTTTAATAAACGAGGGATTACAGAACCAACTTTGGTGCATTGGAAAATTGGCGAATCATTACAGTTTTTTCCGCAAGTAGGTAAAAAGCGCCGAGCTATTAATTTTAATTATTATCGTGATAATGAATTATTAAATGTAAAATATAGAGATTCAGAAAAGAATTTTAAAATGGTTTCGGGTGCGGAACTTGTATTTTACGGCCTTGACAATGTTAAAGAAATGGAAACCGTTTATATTGTAGAGGGTGAAATGGATGCGTTATCATTGCACGAATCTGGGTTGTATTCTGTTTGTAGCGTTCCAAATGGTGCATCCAAAGGAAATCAACGTTTAGAATATTTGGATAATTGTTTTGAATATTTTAAAGACAAAAAACAGATTATAATTTGCACCGACAATGACAATCCGGGAATCGAACTCCGCAATGAATTGGCCCGAAGGTTTGGCGCGTATCGTTGCAAATACGTTGAATTTGGCGATTTCAAGGATGCTAACGAGGTTTTAATGTCAAAGGGAGGGGAAACGTTGCGTAATATAATTAAAGGCGCTAAGAACTTCCCCTTGGAAGGCATATTAAACATTGATAACATTTGGGATAATGTTTTAAACTATAACGAAAACGGTGTCAAGAACTATTCAATCGGATTGCCTAACTCGGATAATTACTTTAAAATGTCACCGGGTGAATGGACAGTTGTAACCGGAATACCAAACGCCGGAAAATCTGACGTTGTTGACCAAATATGCTGCAATATGGCCACGCGTTATGATATGCGATGCGCTATGTTTTCACCTGAATCATTTCCTTATGAGGGCCACATTAAAAGAATTGCAAATAAATTAAATGAAAAGAATTGTAATAACGATGACTTAAACCAAACAAAAGATTTTATTCAGGATCATTTCTTTTGGGTTAAAATTGATTTAGAAAATTTAACGTTGGAGGGTATATTAAACGCCTTTAGGGATTTGGTATTTCAAAAAGGAATAAACGTTTGCGTGATTGATCCTTGGAATATGCTTGACCATTCGGCGCAACGGGATCATTCTTATATCGGCAAAGCGCTTTCCCAAATAACTCAATTTTGTCAGCAAACAAACACACATTTATTTTTAGTGGCCCATCCAAGAAAAATCGAATCTGATAATGGCAGCTATAAAAAACCAACTCTTTACGATATATCTGGGAGCGCTGATTTTTTTAATAAAGCATATAACGGAATGATTGTGTTTCGTTGCATAGGGCAAAAAACTCAATTTAACTCTGACATTGTTAAAATGTATGTTGAAAAGGTTAAACGTAAAGAAAACGGCCAATTGGGTGATTTTGATATCGCGCCCGATTTTACTGCCGGCGGTATTTATAAAGATATTTCTTTGGCCTCCAAAAAGTTTGAAGTCATAACCGATAATTTACCTTTTTAAAACTAAATACATATAATAAGTGAGTTTTGTTGACAAATTTTATCAATTATGACTAAGAAAATAAAAGTAAATGAACACCATTACAAGGCGCTGCAATGGTGTTTAAAAAACAATATTAAGGTTGGCGTTAAACCTACAAAAAGAGGTTTAAAAGTAGAAATTAACGACAATAATAAAATTACTTTGTCGCCTTCTTACTATCCTAATATAGAAGCCCAAAATAAATGTTGGGAATTATATTTGTATCTTTACGAAAAATATTGGGAGTTATGAGATTAAATTTTAATACAGTTATTTATCCAATTTACGGCTTATGTGTTGGAGTTAATTATTGGGATTCTGCAATGGATCACGTTGTTTTGGAATCTGAAGTTGAAAACGAAGTTGAACATTGTTTGGAACTTCATTTTCTTATCTTTGCAATATCTTTCGTTTGGTACACTAAATAAACCAAATGCGTAAAGTAGTAAGCATCAAAGAGGTTAACGAAACACCTTCAAACCCGCGTTTCATAAAAGATGCTAAATTTAAAAAACTTGTTAGATCAATCAAAGAAGATGGTTGGATGATGGACATTCGGCCTATTGTTGTTGATGAAACAATGACAGTATTGGGCGGTAATATGCGTTTAAAAGCGTGTAAAGCTGCGGGATTGTTTGAAATACCTATTGACATTCAAAAAGGTTTAACACCTGAACAAAAGCGGCGATTTATAATAAAAGACAATTCCGGGTTTGGTGAATGGGATTGGGATATATTAGCCAATGAATGGGATGTTAAAGAATTAACCGATTGGGGTGTTGATTTACCGGTCTTTGATTTACCTATTGATGATGAACCTAAAGAGGTGACCGATGAACCAAAAGAGTTTTGCGAATTGTGCGGTAAATAGTTTTCGTAAAGTTTTCGTAACTTTTTTGTTTATTATTTGTTTATAACTAAAATAATGTTGTATATTTGTAGGGAACAATAAAACAAAACAAATTATGAAAACTTTACAAACAACAGAAAAAAAAACAAGTAATGACGGTCTTAAGGGTTATTATGTTTGCGCGCATAACTTAAGAAATGCAAAATATGCTTTAAATTTAACATCTAAATATTCTTTAAATAGTTGCGGTGCAATGAAAGCTTATAAATTTGATAAACTTGAAGATGCTATTTTAATTGGCGAGTTTTTTTTAAAAAGTAATTTTAACGGAATTTTTGCTCATAAACAATTTATGAAAAAATTATATAAAACATTAAGTTAAAACAACGGACGCGTTGGAATAATTCAAACAAGATAACCTTGACGAATTATTAATTTAACCCTTCAGAAATGAGGGGTTTTTTTATGTGCGTTTATTTTTTATCTTTGCGTTATGGCAACAAAAACCAACATATTAAAAGGAAATCTATTGGAAGCGCTTGAACAATCACTTGGAGTGGTTACAACCGCTTGCAAAATTGTAGGGTGCAACCGTTCAACATTTTACGGACATTACAATCGAGATACTAAATTTCGTGAAGCCGTTGATGAACTGCAAAATATGACTTTGGACTTTGCTGAATCTCAATTGCATAAGCAAATCAAAAAAGGCAACACAACCGCAACAATATTTTATCTAAAAACAAAAGGTAAGAAACGCGGCTACATTGAAAGGCGTGAAGTAGAAATGACCGCAGAAGTTTCAACATCAAAATTATCACCCGAAGCAAAACAAAAAATTGACGATATTCTAAATAATGAGTATTAACCAAATAATTAAAGAAAAGTGCGAAAACTCTTTGTTATTCTTTACGCGCTATATCTTTAAAGAAAATACCGGTAAAAAGTTTGAAGCCGCTAAATTTCACGAAACGCTTTCAAATACGCTGCAAAAGGTGAATAATGGGCAAATAAAGCGCCTTATAATTAATGTGCCGCCACGTTATGGCAAAACAGAAATCGCCGTTAAAATGTTCATTGCTTGGTCATTAGCAAAGCGGCCCGAATCAAAGTTTATACACCTATCTTATTCCGATTCCTTAGCGCTTGATAATAGTTCAATGACAAAAGAATATATCAATTCCGATGCGTTCCAACGTATTTGGGGAATTAACTTAAAGAAAGATTCACAAAGTCAAAAAAAGTGGTACACAAAAGAAGGCGGCGGCGTATATGCAACGGCTTCCGGGGGTGCGATTACGGGATTCGGGGCCGGTACGGGTGGCGCCATTATCATTGATGATCCACTAAAACCCGATGATGCGCTTTCAGATGTTAGGCGTTCGTTTATAAATAACCGATACAACACAACAATTCGTTCGCGTGTTAACGACAGAACCGTTCCAATCATTGTAATAATGCAGCGCCTACACGAAGACGATTTGTCTGGCTATTTGTTAGATGGCGGCTCTGGTGAACATTGGCATCATTTAAAACTCCCGGCATTAGATGA